CTATACGTGCTCGTAAAGCAGTAGTAGATCACGCTCTTGAAAAAGTAGAAGAGTTACAAAAGATTGTAATAAATAACGTAGGAGAGAAGATTTTAGTGTTTGGGGGCTCCAACGCATTTACAGATACATTAGCAGAGGCAACGTGTTGTTTATCAACTGTATATCATTCTGGTAAAACAAAAAAGCAGAAGAAAGAAGCATTAGAAGATTTTAGATCAGGTGATAAACCTGTGCTATGTTCAACTAAAGCTTTAAACCAGGGTTTTGATGTAGAAGATGCTACTATGGCTGTAATATGTGGACTAACTTCAAAAGGATTGACTATGATCCAACGTGTAGGTAGAATTATTAGGTACCAGGAAGGTAAAATTGGTAAAATAATTATATTATATGTTAAAGATAGTCAGGAAGAAAAATGGTTACGTAATAGTGTTAAATCACTAGATAACGTGACTTGGAAATAATTATTAACAAAACTTGTATATTATGTATGAAATTATTATATTTGCAATAGTATTTTATTTAGTTATAACAAATTCTTTTATAAAGATACAAGTAGTAGAACAAGGTATATTTCTTATTATTAAGAAAACAGAATATATCTACGATCCTACTACTGGTAATTATAAAGAAGAACTTATAGTTAAAGTAAAACGATTAATTGACTTTACTAATAAATTACCCTTTTAATGAATATAGAAATAGACTTCGAGGTACTATGCCAAACAGAAATGAGTGCTGACGACTATGTTTATCTTTATATTATATATAGAAAAGGGTATAACTATTTAAACGATCTTAATCTTAAACCAAATTTAGATGAGCTAGAAAGAAAAGGATACATTAAGTTAGGCCAAACATCTGATCAACATGTGATTAAACAAAACTTTATAGATTTGTTTTCTTCTAGTTTTGATCAGATGTTTGCTGAGCTTATTAATGCGTATCCAATGAAAGTTGACTCACCTAAAAGAGGTATTAGAATTTTACATGCTAAGGATCCAGATGCTAAAGCAAATGAAAAAGCCAAAAATCGCTACAAACGTATAGTTGGCACTAAAGTTTATAAACATAAGCATATACTTAATTGTTTAGGTAAGCAACTAACTGTAGATCAGGACAGTCTCGCTTATTTACAAAACTTAGAAACCTGGATTAATAACCATACTTGGGAAAAGTATGAAAACTTAGATGAAAATGAAACACGAGAAAATACCAAAAGAATTACAAGATCCCTTTAAAGACAGCGGTTTTAAAAGTATAAAAAGCGCTGTACTAACATCTTTAAATCATATCAAAACAGGTATGATGGGAAATCGTAATGTCTATCCAACAAAATGGAAAAGATTAAATAGAAACTTACTTGGAGGTTTACAACCAGGTAAAATGTATGTAGTTGCTGGTAGGCCCGGTGTAGGTAAATCTGCATTTAGTAATCAACTTATATTTGATATGCTAGATGCAAGCCCTACTAAACAGGTGATAGTTCTTTATTGGACTTTTGAAATGCCTGGCTATCAGCAAATCTTGCGTGCGGGCTCTAAAGGAGCAAACAAGCAAGTACTTGAGCTTTTATCTGTAGAACAAAAACTATCAGATGAATCTTTCAAGAAATATAGAGATGAAGTTATTAAATATAATGATTATCCTATATACTTTAATAATATCCCTAGAACAATGGAATTTATTCAAAATGCTAATATACAAATATGTAATAAAAGACCTGACCACACTGTGGTTAATGTCTTTGATCATTCTAGATTAGTATTGGGTGATGCCACTACTGAATTGCAGAGACTTAATACAGTTAGTAAAGGTTGTATGTGGATGCAGTCTAAAATGGGAGTTATTAATATATTATTATCGCAGCTAAACCGTAACATAGAACAAGAACATAGAGCTAAAGCTCAATATCAACCATTATTAACAGATTTATTTGGTGGTGATAGTATTGGACAGGATGCGCATGTTGTTATGATGTTACAACGGCCACATGATCTTTATGGAATTACAGATTCTTATTGTAATGAAGATCCTAAAGGTTTATTAGCTGTACATATAGAAAAGAACAGAGACGGCTTATTAGGTATGATACCTTATGAAGCAGAGATGTCAACATTTACAATTAACGAGAGAGAATAACACATGGAAACATTAATTTTAATATTAGTAATTACAATAACTTTGCTGTTAGGTAGGTATGCAATAAAAGAGGGGCAAAGAATAGAAAGACAAAAAAAATTTAACGCAAATCTTATGGATTTTAAAACAAAAATAAAAAATGAAAAAAAGAGCAATTGAAATATGTAGAAATTTAACTGCAACAATAGATAGTATGGTAACCAAGAGTAATAAAGTGGAAAGTACAAGCACAGCTTATGAAAGTACTAGAGTAAAAAAAAGTACTTTAGTTAATCAAAGAAAAAAATTAATGGCTGAGTATAATTTAACTGCAGAAGATTTAAAATAATTTAAGAAATGAAAAAGAAAAAATTGAATAGTACAAACCCTAAATATAACCAGGGTACAAAAATTAAAGAAAAGGTTATAATAAAAAAAATACCATTAACAGGAAAAGCTCCTGGATACGGTGTATTTTATAAAGATGAAAACTAATATTATGGAATTACCAAAAGAGAAGGTAAAGGCTAGCCGTAAATCGCCAAAGAATATGATAATATACGGTCCACCTAAAATAGGTAAGACTACAGTATTATCGCAACTAGATAACTGTCTGATTATAGATTTAGAAGACGGTTCAGATATGATTGACGCTTTAAAAGTTAAAGCTAACAGTTTAAAAGAGCTGCACGCTATTGGTTCAGCGATTATAAAAGAGGGAAGACCTTATAAATATATAGCTATTGACACTATATCTAAGCTAGAAGAAATGTGTGAAGGACACGCTAAACAAATTTATATGAAAACTCCTATGGGTAAAAACTTTGAAACTAAAAACCCTGGTGCATCAGTACTATCATTGCCTAACGGTGGAGGTTATTTATATTTAAGAATGGCCTACAAAGAATGGATAGATAAACTGAATAAACTAGCGGATCATGTGATTTTAGTTGGACACTTAAAAGATAAGATGCTTGAGAAGAAAGGTAAAGAGGTTGCTGTAAAGGACCTTGACTTAACCGGTAAGATTAAGCAAATTACTTGTGCTAATGCTGATGCTGTTGGTTATATATACAGAGAGGGAGAAGAAACTATGATTTCATTTGACTCTCTAGATGATATAACTGCGGGTAGTAGATGCGAACACTTAAAAGGCCAGACCATGCCTTTAGAATGGTCAAAAATATTTATAGATTAATTAAACACAAAAAAAATGATTGAAATGAAAAAACAAGTCACACCAGGTGAAACGCCTGAACAAATTACTATCTCTATGATCGATCAAGATCTTAAAGACGGTGTAAGCAAGTCAGATATGGCTGTAAAGTATGGAATTAAACCATGGGAAGTAGATGAGATGTTTAAGCATCCTCTTCTTAAGGGTAGGAGACCTAGTAGAAAGAAAGCTTTATCTTTTAGTTTTGTAGATGATATGACTGAATCTACACAATTTCCATCTAGTATGGAAGATGTAACAGATGAAGTAGATCCTAATCAAATAACTCTAGAGCAAGCTATAGACGAAGCTATTGAAGGAGTTGGAGAAGTTAAGAATCAAATGCAAGAAACTCAAGATGCTATTATAGAGATGTTGAGTCCTACACAGTTTGAAACTCCAGAAGAAACAATAGCTATGGTAAATGGCCCAATTGATGAGGATGACGAAGTTGCAGAATCTGAAGATGAAGTAGAGCTTCCATCTTTTGAAGATACTTTAGATTTAGTAAAAGAGCAACAAGAAGAAGAACTAGAGCAACAAGAAGAAGAACTAGACATGGACGATAATACGTTCGAATTATAAATTAAAAACCAATAAAAATTATGGCAATACAAAGTAATGCAAGTACAGAAGAAGTAGTAGGCGGAATGAAATTATATTCTGGTCTAACAAATGTTAGAGTTATAGCAGTAAATCCAACAATGGAGGAATTACATGCTCTAGACATTAAAGTAAAACAAGAACCTAATTATAGTGTAACTTTTAGTAATGAAGATTACAATAAAGTTGTATTTTGGTTAGCTAATACAGAAGGTAATTTTAAATTAGAAATTCTTATGCAAAATAAACCTAGAGTTTCTCAAACAGGTAAACACCAATGGATCAATGGTATTGGACAATCAACTTGGTCTGAAGATGAGCCAAGTTATGACTGGTGGAAAGCTGAAGGACAAAGAAAAGCTTATACTGGTGAAGAAACTCTTATTAATTTTACAAAAGCGTGGGCTAATGTTAGACAAGGAGATGAAGTAACATTTGACACAATTGGTGAAATTGCAAAAGGAAATGTAGCAGAGATAAAAGCTTTACTCGGGTCGTTAACTACAAATGAAGTTAGAGTACTTATTGGTGTTAAAGATGATAAATACCAACAAGTGTATACTAAATACTTTGGAAGAGTAAAACCTCAAAGAGATGATTTCTTTGTTAAAGCTTTAAATGATGACTATGGTTCATTTAATGCAGACTTTAACGCAGATCTTACCTGGGGAACACATGTTTCAACAGCTAGTCTAATTAAACCTGATTCTAACGGTGTATCAGAAGACACAGAGTGGTCAACAGAGCCTGCTAGTGCAGATTTACCTTTCTAATTAACATTAATTTTAAAATTAAGGGTAGAGTTTAAGTACTCTACCCTTTTTTTTATTAATTTCGCAAACTATGATAACAATAAGAAACAGCAACGATTATTTACACACTGAAATTATACTAGAAAAAATTACTGAGTACGATATTTTTAAATATTATTGTCCGAGTTTTATTAAATTTAAAGAAAAGTTTTGTAGTGATTTAAGAAAAGATAATACGCCTTCTGTTTCTGTTATTAACTGGAATGGGAAACTATTATATAAAGATTTTGGACACGCTGATCATACTTTTGATTGTTTTAATTATGTAGCACATAAATATGGATGTACTTTTTATGATGCTCTTAAAATTATAGATAATGATTTTAATCTTAAACTATCTCCTAAAATTTCTGAGATAAATTTTACTATGGGATATTTAGGGTACCAAAGAAAAGTACCAAAATTTGAACAAAAGCTTACAATAATACAAAAGAAAAAGAGAGCTTGGAATAAAGATGATAAAAAGTTTTGGTCTAAATATTTTGTAGATAATAAAATATTACGTATGTTTGACGTCGAACCAATATCTCATTACTGGATAAATGGCATGCGATTTAGTTGTAAATCAATTACTTACGCATATAAATTTGGAAATAAACTTAAAATATACGCACCTTATGAAAAAGACAATAAATGGACTAGTAATACTAATAAAAATATTATTCAGGGCTATAATCAATTACCTAAAGAGGGTAATCTCTGCATTATTACTTCGAGTCTCAAAGATGTTATGTGCCTGTTTAAATTGGGCATCCCTTCAATTGCACTGCAATCAGAAATGCAAATGCCAGAAGAAAAAACCATCAAAGAAATCAAAGAAAGGTTTAAAAAAGTAGCTTTATTTTATGATAATGACTTTGATAACCCTAACAATCCTGGCCAGACAATGGCAGAGAAGATATGCAAACAACACAACATTCTTAATAACATTATAATACCAGAAAGCTATAAAATAAAAGACTTATCAGACTATATTGCACATTTTAAATCAACACGTGGACTACAAACTTTAATAAAACTACAAACATAAAATACCGTGAAATCAAAAGAAGAAATAAAACAATTTTTAAAAGAGAAACCAGGATACTTAAAAGAAGGAGCTTCTAGACTATCTGAAAGACTAGATTGCAGCATAGACACTTGTCTCTCTGCTTTAAGAGAAGCTAGAATGGACGCTAAAGAAAGTGATTTTGATTTAGATAATGTAAACAAATCAGAAATGACAGAGTTTAAACAGTTTCTAAAAGATAATGAAATTGATGAGAATGATGTAAAATCAGTGAAATTTTGGCAGAATATGGGAGGAGATAATAGATTCTCTGTTGTTGTTAAAAGCGAAGATGATGTATTGAAAACTCAAACAAAAGATTTACGTGATTTTATAGAATCTTACAGTCCTACAGTAGAAAAAGAATATGCAAGTAAAGAAGACACTGTTGCATATGAAATTTCTTTACCAGATATTCATTACGGTAAATTTACAGGACAAACTTTAGATGAAGCTGAGGAAGAATATATGAATACAGTAAAAGACCTTTTAAATAAAAGTGAAGGGTTAAATATTGATAAAATTATTTTACCTATAGGTAATGATGGAATGAATTCAGAAGGATATTCAAGATCTACAACTAAAGGTACACCTCAACAAGACTCTGCAGAATGGCAAGAAACTTTTACTGGTTATTGTAGTCTTATGGTTAGAGCCATATGCTACTTAGCTAGAACAGCTCCTGTAGATGTTGTAGTTATCCAAGGTAATCATGACTATGAAAGAATGTTTTATTCTGGAGAATTTTTAAGAGCGTTTTTCTTAAACGATGAAAGAGTTACCATTGATAATAATTATCATCCTAGAAAATATTATAATTATGGTGTAAATTTAATAATGTATACACACGGAGATAAAGAAAAACCAGCTGAAATGCCGTTAATTATGGCTACAGAGCAGCCTATGATGTTTGCAAAAGCAAAATTTAGAGAAGTACATTGCGGACATTTACATAAAGAAATGGTAAACGAATATAGAGGAGTTAAAGTAAGATTTATACCTTCAATTTGTGGTAACGACGCTTGGCATAAAATGATGGGATACGAAGCAAAAAGAACAGGACAAGCACATATATGGAGCAAAACAAGAGGGTACGAGGGCTACTTACAGACAAACGTATGAGAAGAAAATTTAAACCAAACAAAAAAGTTAGGAACGCAACTACTAAAGTATATAAAGGAATAAAGTTTAGATCAAAACTAGAATTATTTACTTATATGAAACTAGAAGATGCAGGAATAAAAGCTTTGTACGAGAAACGTAAGTTTACTCTCATGGAAGGATTTAGATACGAGCAGCAAAGTATTGAACCTAGTAATAAGAAAGCAACTAAAGGAGAATTTATAAATAACACTGATAAAGTGAGAGATATAACTTATACTCCTGACTTTGTAGATCCTAATGGTAAATGGGTTATAGAAGTTAAAGGGTTTGCTAATGATGTATTTCCTTTAAAATGGAAAATGTTTAAACACATGCTTCATCATCACCCAGATCCTCCAATATTATATTTACCAAAAAATCAAAAACAAGTTCTAGAAACAATAGAACTACTAAAAGAGCTTTAACTAGCTCTTTTTTATTTATTAATCAATTAAACTAAAAATTATGAATTATGACCAATGGAAACTAAGTAACCCAATTGATGATGGTTACGGATACAGTGTAGTAAGTGATTGCTGCGGAGCAAGAATGGATGAAGACCAAGGTCTTTGTTATCAATGTAAAGACCATTGTGAGCCTATGGAAGATTATGAGTACGAGGCCGCAAGAAGAGAAGCTTATGAAGAAATGATGGCAGACGGAGCAAAAGACGAATCATGATAAAAAAGATCACTAGAAAGTCTATGCTTATTAGGCCTTCAGGTAGATCTACAGATTTTATTAGCCCCAGTTTTGGTTATGGCTGCTTGTACAACTGTTCTTATTGTTACATGAAAAGACACAAAGATAGTGGTCTTGATGTAGCAACTAACACAGGAGATATATTAACAGCTATAAATAATCATGCTTTCTTTACGCCTGTAGATAAACCTAATCAGACACACGCAGAGTACACAACATATGATATAAGCTGCAACGAAGACTTTGCTCTGCATGCAAAACACCACCAGTGGGAAAAGATATTTGAATTCTTTAAAGATCATCCTATTGCCATGGGCAGCTTTGCAACTAAATATGTCAACAATAATCTTCTTTCATTTAACCCTCAAAGTAAAATACGCATTAGATTTAGTTTAATGCCACAGCATAAGTCAGATTTACATGAGCCTAATACATCTAAAATATTAGATAGATTAAAAGCTATTGATAAATTTATTGATGCTGGTTACGATGTGCACGTTAATTATAGTCCTATTATAGTATATAATGGTTGGCTAGAAGACTATAAAGATTTATTTAATCTGGTAAATACTCACGTACAAAATAAAGACAAAGTATTATCAGAATGTATTTTTCTCACACACAACTTTAAAAAACACACAGTTAACATGGGGAAACACCCTGAAACAGAAGTAGACTTATGGGTTTTAGATAAGCAAGAAGTTAA